ATCTTTAGTCCTGAGACACTAGCTGTGTTAAAAGGAAAGAGTAAGGAAAACTACATAAATGCTCTTCAAGGTAGAAACAAACAAGAATTGTTTACAGACTTACCAAGATTAGCAAGAGAGGTAGCTAACTTAGAGAAGGGATATGAAGACGAACTTGAACAGATTGCTACTCTGATTGTAAAGGATGCTTATCCTATTATAGAAGAAGAAGACATTGAGATAGATGCAAAGATTGTACCACAAGGACAGGTGGGTGATGCAAGAAGAATGAGATCTTACGAAGAAGACCCTACTGAACCTGAGTTTGGTGATGATGATTTTGAGGAAACTAAAGCTAAAATAAGACTTATACAAGCAATAGAACAAGGTGCTGCACTTAAGGGTACTTTTTCTTTTCTAATGTTTAGAGAGTATATTGATCAAATCGATCCTCAACTCGTAGATAAGTACGTATCATTGCAAAAAACATCCGATGCAATGCTTGACGATGAAAGTCAGGTAGCTTTTATGATGAATCAACTTGCACAAGGTCGTCATATGGGTCAAGCAGGAGAAAGTCACATCTACTGGGATGACATGAATGATAGGTTTGTTATACGTGCTAGAGCAATTAACTTTCCTGTCTTAGTTCATGAAATCGTAAAAGGTCTTTATATGATTATCGGTACTGGTGGTACACCATCCGACGATGAAGAAAAAATGAAAGCAGCTATGAAAGCTGTAGACAGACCTGAGCACGAACCTGAAGATTTTATGTATGGTAATGTAATCTACCCAGCTATCAACAAAATATTTGCAGATAGTAAAGTTAAGGATACAAGAGTAAGAGAAAGATTTATAGACAAACTTGTTAGATTAGATTACAATGAACTAAAGTCTTTTATTGAAAACGCCGTTGAAGGAAAGTTGACACCACAGCAACAGAAGTGGGTAGACAGTACAATTAAGTCATTAGAAGGTCGTTAAACACTATTTATAACTAAGAGCAAACTATAAAAAATGATAAAGCTATCTGAATTATTAGGAAAATGCAACGAATGTGGACGTGATTGGAATCATGGTCACGATCATGAGTCTAGCATGGCTAAAAACGAACTTAGAGATATGATCTCCAACGCTTCAAAGATAGATAGCATGGTTGGTGAGAGCGACAATCTACCAGGTTGGGTATCAGCTTATATTAGTCTTGCAGCAGACTACATGCATTCAGTAGCTGAGTATTTAGGTGGTGAGTCTAGCAGAGAAGAAGAAGAAGCTGGTCCTGGATACGCTATGTATGAAGCTAAGAAGAAAAAGCCTTCTGCAGGACTTACTAAAAAGCAAAAGTCAGACGTAGTTAAGAAAGCTAAAGCAGGTGAAGATATTGGTAAGAAGGGTAAAGGATTTGAAGACGTAGCTAAAGAAGCAGGTGGTGGTAAGAAAGGTCAGAAGATAGCAGCAGCTGCAATGTGGAAAAACGTTAAACGTAAGTAAGATTTGAGTAGTAGGTTACTATATGAAGTACGCCAACTAAAAAAGATAGCAGGTCTATTAAAGGAAGAAGATTTAGATTTAACTGATAACCCACTTGCAAGAAGAGATGTTTCAGTAGATGATATAATTAACAGTGGTAATTTTATATCAGTAGTTAATGATCAAACTGAAGTTTACCTTTTTGGATTTGCGGATTTTGAAGGTAGATGTTACATGCTAGATTCTGACGAAGAAGATTTGGTAGATGATACTATCGATCCATACATCTATCCATTAAAAAGAGGATTAACTGTGAAAAAAGTAATAGATATGGGTAAAGAAGAAGGATTTTTTCATGGTGAAATTCCAAATATAGAATACAACGCAGAGTATGAAGCTGAGATGTACGCTTGGTTAAACTCTCTCAGAGCATGATTAAACTAAACAACATATTACAAGAAGTGCAAAACAAAAGAAGAGCAATGAAAGATGCTCTTGAGATTGCTTATAGCTTATCTAAAAGAGGTTATGATCCAAAAGAAGCAGTAGAGTTTGCAACAAGAAGTGTTCAAAATACAATGGGTTACGAGTTCTCTGATAAAGAGAAACAGAGTTTAGAAAAAGTGATTCCAGTACACCCAAATTTTAAATAGATATGAACCTACAAAAATTAAAAGGACACATTCCAGATTCAGTAATCGCTCAGATTCCTGACATACAGACTAAGTTTGAAATTAATACTCCGCTACGTCTTGCACATTTCCTTGCTCAAGCAGGACACGAATCAGGTGGATTTAAAGCAGTGAACGAGAACTTGAATTACGGTGCAAAAGGATTGTTGAGTATCTTCAAAAAGTATTTTCCTACTGAAGAAAAAGCTAAATTATACGAAAGAAAGCCTGAAAAAATTGCTAACTTAGTGTACGGAAGTAGAATGGGTAACGGTCCTGAAACTAGCGGTGAAGGTTTTAAATTCCGTGGTCGTGGTTATATCCAGCTTACCGGTAAGGATAACTATAAAGCTTTTGATGCTGTTGTCACAGAAAACATTTTAGAAAATCCCGATCTTGTAGCAAGTAAGTATCCACTTATGTCTGCTGCTTGGTTTTTTCATAAGAACGGATTACACAAAATTGCTGATAAAGGTGCAACCGATGCAGTAGTAACAGAAGTTACAAAGAGAGTAAACGGTGGTACTATTGGACTTGCAGATAGACTAAAACATTTTAAGGAGTATCATGCTTTGTTATCGTAATAATAATGAAAAAAAACACTTACATAAACGAAGTTAGAGAATTACAAAAGATCGCTGGTCTTTTGAAGGAGGATGAATTTGATTTATCTGACAATCCATTAAAAAGTAAGAAAAGATATAAAAAAGTTTTGGTAGATTTATTAGCTGACGAATGTAAAGAATTTCTTGAATATCATTTTGACGATTGGAAATACGCTTTTATAGACGCAGAACCTAACGACGAAATACAGGCTGTATACGATAAGCTTAGTGATAGTCTTGCTGTAGATGAGGATTTTGAGGACATGATGGAAGAAGACATATTTCCAGAAGTAAGAAGAAAAGTATTTGGAAGATGATGAAAACAAATCTATACGAAGTTCAGAAACTACAAAAGATAGCAGGTCTTTTGAAGGAAGATGAATTTAATTTATCTGACAATCCTCTTAAACCTTTTAGAAATAAAAAGTTAGTAGATGAAATAATAGATTTAATGGTTGACGATTGTATAGGAAATTATGATGGTGACTTTGAAACATGGCAGGAAAGTCTTTATAGCTATCTACCAGATCAAATAAGTGATGCACTTCAACATTTAGAGACTGCTATAGGAGACGGAGATTTTGACGAATTTATAGAAAGTAAAATATATCCGGAAGTAAAAGCAAGAGTAAACAACTATATAAACGAGGAAGAAGATTTTGATTTATCAACCAATCCTCTTAGTACAAAATCAAGATATGGCGAATTTACAATTGGAGATGAGGTAGTACATACTTTTAGTTATCAAGGAAATGAGGAAGCTGAATTTTATGTTATAGAGGATGTAGCAAAAAACTACGATGAAGCAAAAAGAAAAGATCCTAACGGTGATTGGTTTTATTGGGACTATGGTTTTTCAATGGATCCTAGAAGATTTCAAGAATTAAAACAAGGTGTTTGGTATCAAGTAAAGAATAATCAAGGACAAATCAGAGGCTGGTTTCCGGAAGACCAGCTTGAAAAAAACTAATATGCATAATATGACAAAAAAAGACATAGTAAGAAGGCTAATTCTCAATGAAGTTGAAAAGATGGAAGCAAAGGTTCAATCTTTTGAAGATAATCCTATAGCATTCATATTAGGCAAGTATCCAACACTAGATAAGACACTTTCAATGCTAATGTCTGATGCGTATAAAGATTACCTTACAGGCATCTACATTGTAGCACCAAAGCCAACCACCTTCAAATGTGTCTTGCATAACGATCAAGACTTTCTTTTGACGTTTATGGGGAAGGCTTATGAAGCAACTGTAGCTGGTAAGAAGTTCTATCTTCAAACAATTGGTGAAAGAGAAAGATGTATCAATGCAATAGCAAGACTTTTATCAATGGGTAATCCGATTCAAACAAAGGGACCTGAAGGAGAAGAACAAACATCATCAGCAGGAGAACCTGAGGAAGCACCTGAAGAAACGTCACCAGAAATAGAAGCAGCAGAAGAAACAGAATCATAATTATGAAAAAGAAATCCTTAATTAACGAAGTAAGACAATTACAGAAAACTGCTGGTCTTCTTAAGGAGGATGAATTTGATTTTAGTGATAATCCACTACGTACTAAATCTGACAAACACTTAACCAAGTATCCTTTCGTAAATTCTGATATTTTTTTGAGCGATGAATTTTTAGCAAAGTTAGATGCTTTAGTTAAATCTCAAGTAATAGATAAAGGTGGTAGTCCGAGATTAATAAGAGCAGTAAACACTTATGTAGATGTTCTGGAATCAGGTTGGAGAACCTACGACGATTATTTTTACGATGGGGAATTCGACGGAGATGTTGCTGACGTACACATTCTTGGAGCAGGCTATGTAGAAGACGGCGAAGAAAGAACCTATCTAGAATCAAAAAATCAACTAGACGAATTGGTACCTGGATTGAGTGATAATATTTACGACTTGTTTATGGAAGGTAAAGCAGAGTATTACGAACAAGAATCAGAGGATGAAGACGAAGAAGACTAGCAATATGAAAAAGAAAGCAAACATCAACGAAGTACGACAACTACAAAAGATAGCAGGTCTTTTGAAAGAAGATAATTTAGATTTTTCTAGCAATCCTTTGTCAGGAGGAGATACTTTAGATATAGCTCCTCTTATCGCTTTTATTGCAGATGCTGCAGGTCATATTTCTAAAGTGCAAGCTGATGGTGAAGAAGAATTATATAGACATGAAGGAAGTCTATTGGGATGGGTAGGTGATTTTGGCGAATGGATTGATGGTTTCTATGAAGAGGAAGAAGACTTACAAAAGTTCGATCAAATATGGTCTTCCATATTATCTAAATTCGAAGCAGAGCCTGAAAAATACAATACAGCTGACGACTTTATAAACTACTTTACAAGGTTTGTAGAAGCTTTAAAAAACTTAAAAAACAATAGAATAAAGAGTATAGAAAGAGCAATTCAACTAACTGAAGATCTTGATCTATCATTTAATCCATTTGGTCCTGAAAGAAAGAAGAACGTTGAGTATGTTGTAGAAAAATACAAAAAGGAACTTTTAAGAATCTTTAAAAACAGAAGAAGAGACTACGAAGACAACACACCACTCACAGAATTATATCATCTACTTATCAAGATACAAGAAGAGATTGGTTTACCAACAGAAAACACAGTAGTTATTATTGAGATATTAGCAGGTGAGTTGTTAGACAGGGAATACAATCCGGATTACTTGATAACATATCTCAAAGAACTTCTGATAAACGATGAAGATTAAGTTGGAAATGTGATTAAAGTTTTGTAACTTCTTACAAAACCAATATCAATGAGAACCTCCTTTGAAACCAAGACCATGAGAACTACTTGTGGCAAAACTATTTCATACGTTTTATACGGACCGGGTAACGGAAAAATACACTCACTCACAGGTCCTGCTTTGATCTATCCTGAAAGCGAAGAAAAAGCATCCGAATACTACATTTACGGAGTCAAGTACAAGAAAGACAGGTGGCAAGAACTTGTAAATCAGCATAAAGCAATGCCTATAGCTGACGCTTTTCAATTCGATATGTAAATAGAAACTATTTATTACTAAACAAGTAATATGGAATTTAATATTCAAAAATTCTTAATAGAGAATAAATTGACTCTTCAATCTTACATGAGAGAGGAAGACGACATACTTGAACCACAACTTGCAAACGACGATTTTGAGGATGCTGATATAGACGATACTGAAGATAGCTGGAATAAACCGGATCCGGATGACAGCGAAGACTTTGAGCAACAACCAGTACAACCCGAAGAACCAGTTGATAAAGGTGAAGATATTAGTGGTGAAGAAGAAAGGGAACTAGATAAATTGAAAGCTTATTTGAAAACTCTTATTCAACAATACACACAGAAAAAAATAGATTTAGATACCTACAAAGAAAAGGTATATCACGATGCAGAGTACGGAAATATCATAAAAAAAATTAAGAGTTTAGAAAAGAAGTTTTATCCTCAAGTTACACTTGGAGATGAAGAAGGTAATGAAGAAATCTAATGGCTACACAAGCAGCAATAAGTGATGCAATAAAGCAAGAATTGATTAAATGTAAGCAGGATCCTGTTTACTTTATGAAAAAGTATTATACAATACAGCATCCTACTAGAGGTAGAATGATGTTTAATTTGTATCCGTTTCAAGAGAAGATACTTAAACTATTACAAAAGCACGATTATTCGATAATTAACAAGTCAAGACAGCTTGGTTTATCAACGTTGACTTCTGCGTTTTCATTGTGGATGATGCTCTTTGAAAGAGATAAAAACATCCTTGTACTTGCTACCACACAAGCAACAGCTAAGAACATGGTAACTAAGGTTAGATTTGCATACGATAATCTACCTAACTGGATGAAGTTGCCTGTAATGGAACATAACAGATTGAGTTTGAGACTGAAAAATGGTTCTCAAATTAAAGCAGTATCAGCAGCAACTGACTCAGCACGTTCTGAAGCAGTATCATTACTTGTCATAGACGAGGCAGCTTTCATTGAAAGAATTGAAGAAATCTTCACAGCAGCTCAACAAACACTTGCTACTGGTGGTAGATGTATTGCAATCTCTACTCCCAATGGTGTAGGTAACTGGTTTCACAGGGAATTTTCAAGAGCTCAGATTGGAGAGAATAAATTTACTCCAATAGCATTACCTTGGACAGTACATCCTGAGAGAACACAAGAGTGGAGAGATGAACAAACAGCTCAGTTAGGAACTAGAGCAGCTGCACAGGAGTGTGATTGCGACTTTTCAACATCAGGTAACACAGTTATAGAACCTGAAGTACTTAACTACTATCAAGTTGAAACTGTAAGAGAACCTTTAGAGAGGAGAGACATGGGTGGTGTGTATTGGTTATTTGAATATCCAGATCCTCTCAAAACTTATATGGTGGTAGCTGACGTAGCTAGAGGTGATGGTATGGACTTCTCGACTTTTCATGTCATAGACGTAGATAACTTAATGCAAGTAGCAGAGTTTAAAGATCAAATTTCCACTAAAGATTTCGGTCGTAAACTTTTATCAACAGCTATTGAATGGAACAACGCTTTGCTTGTAATTGAAAATGCAAGTATTGGATGGGATGTAGTTACATCTATACAAGAGAGTGGTTATCACAACTTGTATTATTCTCCAAAATCTGAGATTGTAGGTACTCAAATTGATCTTTATGTGGAGAGATTTGATAAGGGTGACGGAATGGTTGCTGGTTTTAGTATGAACCAGAGAACAAGACCACTTGTAATTGAAAAAGCAAGATCATTTATCGAAGAGAAGACTGTTATTATACGTTCACAAAGACTCTTAGATGAGTATAGAGTGTTCATTTGGAAAAACGGAAAAGCACAAGCTTTACATGGATATAATGACGACCTTGTAATGTCTTTCAACATTGCACTCTTTTTGAGAGATACAGCAATTAGATTTAGGCAAACAGCTATGGATCTAACGTATGCAAGTCTCAAAAACTTTAGCAATTCGAATCAGAGTTACGAAATTTATAACGGACGCCAAACTGGCACCAACAATCCATGGCAAATATCAACTGGTAACAATCAAACAGATGATATTAGCTGGCTTCTTGGATAAAAGATATTTATTACATATATGGCAGAAGAACAAATCCAACAACCCCGTAATAACCTATTTTCAGCGTTAAAAAGGTTATTTTCTACCGATGTTATTATTCGTAATGACGGAGGAGAATTAAAGACCGTAGACGTTGAGAACATACAGGTTAATGGTGTTCTGCAGACGAATGCACTTGTAGATAGGTTTAATCGTATATACACCACGTCAACTTCCTATGGTGTAAACCTAAATCTAGCGCAGAACTATCAAAGTATGCGCGTACAAATCTACGCAGACTATGAAGCAATGGACACAGATCCGATTGTTGCTTCTGCTTTGGACATTATTGCAGACGAATGTACACTTAAAAACACTCAAGGTGAAGTGTTACAGATTAGATCTGCTGATGAAAACATCCAAAAGATACTTTATAGTCTTTTCTATGATATCTTAAATATAGAATTCAACCTATGGTTCTGGATTAGGAATATGTGTAAGTATGGAGACTTCTTCTTGAAGCTAGAAATAGCAGAGAAGTTTGGTGTTTACAACGTAATTCCTTTCTCAGCATACAACATTGTAAGGCTAGAAGGTACTAATCCGAGTAATCCATCTGAAGTTATTTTCAAGTATGATCCAACAGCTGCACTAGGTGCAACAGCAGGCTACTCTACTTCATATCAAAACACAGACTTAGGTATCACTTTCTACAACTATGAAATGGCTCACCTAAGATTGATTGGTGATATGAACTATCTACCCTACGGTCGTTCTTATTTAGAGCCAGGAAGAAGGTTGTATAAGCAGTATGTGTTGATGGAAGATGCGATGTTGATACATCGTTTAACACGTGCTCCTCAACGTAGAATTTTCTATGTGAATGTAGGTGCCATTCCTCCTAATGAGGTAGAAAACTACATGCAAAGAATGATCAGCAAGATGAAGAAAACTCCTCTTGTTGACGGTAAAACAGGACAATATAATCTTAATTATAACGTGCAAAATATGCTTGAAGACTTTTTCATTCCTGTAAGAGGAAATGATCAGTCAACAAGAATAGATAACGCACCACCACTAGAGTATAACGGTATTGAAGACGTTAACTACTTGCTTAATAAATTGTTTGCGGCACTCAAAATTCCAAAAGCATTTTTAGGGTATGAAAAAGATCTTACAGGTAAGGCAACACTTGCTGCTGAGGACATTCGATTTGCTCGTACTATCGAGAGAATACAACGTATTGTACTATCTGAACTTACTAAGATTGCTCTTGTTCACCTTTATGCCCATGGCTATGACGATGAGTCATTAACCAACTTTGATCTAATGCTCACAACTCCTTCTATTATTTACGAGCAGGAGAGAATTGCTTTAATGAAAGAGAAGATGGATTTAGCGGCACAGATGATGGAGACTAGCTTCTTACCAACTGACTGGATTTATGATAAATTATTCCACTTTTCTGAGGAAGAGTTTGATGAATATCGCGATTTGGTTGTTGAAGATAAGAAGAGAATGTTCCGTATGAAACAGATCGAAGAAGAAGGCAATGACCCAGCAGAAAGCGGTCAGGCATACGGTACACCACACCAAATTGCTTCAATGTACGGAGGATATGGCAACACTAATCTTGCAGGTAACGAAGTACCACAGGGATACGATGAAATTAATCCTTCTGAACCTGTTAAGCTTCCTGGTAGACCACAAGACAAAGTATCTCTTATCAATACATCTGATGATCCTTTAGGACGTGATAGAATGGGTGTTTATGATCTTAAATCTAAACCAACCACAGCAGAAGATAACTTAAAAGTGAAGTATAAGGGTGGTAATCCGTTGAGTTTGAAGGAAAACGCAATCACAAAAGCTGCTTATCTCAAGAATAAAAGTACACTCGAAGCATGGAGTAGGAGAGTAAACCTCTATAAAGAGAGTGACTTGCTTAATGAGAACCAAATTAAGCCGGATTTATTGTGATTGACAGATATTTATAATTAAGGCAAATTGTAATGATTAAACATAGCAAATACAAAAATACTGGTATTCTTTTCGAATTGCTAGTAAGACAAGCTACTTCAGACCTTATGACCAATAAGGAACCGAGAGCTGCTAAAATATTCAAAAAATACTTTATCAACACTGAGCTTGGTAAAGAATACAACTTGTATAGTACAGTAATTAACGCACCTAAACTCACTGAATCTAAGGCTGAAGTTTTGATAAACACTGTTGCAGAGCAAGCTACTCATTTGGATAGAACTAAACTAGATAAAGAGAAGTATAACCTCATTAAGGAGATCAAAAAACACTACGATTTAGATGATTTCTTTAAAGCTAAGATTGACAACTATAGAATATCAGCATCAATCTATACATTGATTGAATCTAAATCAACAAAGAATCCAGCAGATACTAAACAAATCATTACAAATAAACTTACTCTTCTTGAACATGTAACAAAAGAAACTCTTACAGAGCGTAAGGTTGCTTCTAAGGTTGTAGAAGAGTTCATGAAGGAAGACAAAGAAATTAGATTCCTAGCTCACAAAATATTAATTGAAAAGTTTAACGACAAGTATTCTGTTTTATCAGCAGAGCAAAAGGACTTGTTAAAAGAATATATCAACAATGTTTCAGATACAAAGAATCTTAAAGCATATCTTAACACTAAGCTTTTAGAAGTTAAGTCTGAAATCGTAGATATAAAGAGTAGCACAAAAGATCAAGTACTTAAAATTAAACTCAACGAAGTACTAAACTTCATTAAACCAATTGGTGCAAACGATCCAATCAGAGATGAAGTTGTTATAGGTTTGATGCAATATTATCAATTAATAAGCGAATTAAAAGATATAAAGTAATGAATAATCAGTTCGCTACACAACGTCTACGTGAAGAACATGATGCATATGAATCGCTAAGAAACATAATGAGACAGCTAGGAGCTACTGAAGATTCCGTTCAGATTCTCGTTAAAGCTGTCGAAGGTGGATTATTTGAACCTGAGCAAGCAATTGAAATTCTAAAAAAGGGATTAGGTATACATGAAACAAGTTCTGTTGGAGGTGGTGACGCAGGTGGACCTACTGCTGCAACTGTTACTACTGGTGATGGTGAACAGGTGGCTGGCGCAAAAAATGCGTTCAAAAAACAATACCAAGAAGGAACCTACGAAGACGATGAAGTAGCGATATTTGACGGTGGAGAAGACGGTATTACTAAGATTTATAAAAAAGCAGATGGATCTTTTTATGGTCAGAATGACGAATTTGATTTTGAAGCAAAGAGCGAACAAGAGTTATTACGTAAGCTTGCAATGTGGGGATATAAACACCTTTCAGGTACTATAGATGAAGATGCACCAAGACTAGCTGGCTCACCTGCTAAAACAAATAAGAAAGGTGCTAAAAATCTCTCAGCATATTCTAGTGTAGGATTTACAAAAGCACCTTCAGCGGAAGAAGCAGGTAAGAAATTAAAAAGTATTGACGTAGAGGAGTTGTGGGAGTCTAAGAGATATTCTCAATTTAAAAGAGAAGCTGCTTTAAGAAGTAAGCCTCAACAAATGCATGAAGCAGCTAAGATCATTAGTAATAAACTAGAAGAGATTAATAAGCTATTAGAATTCACTAGACAGATGAGATCTGAATTATCAGAAGGTGATGAAGTAATAGAATATAGCAGTAATACCAAAAAGATATTTGAAAAGATTCATACTAGAGTTGTTGAAGTGTATTCTAAGATTAAGAAGTTGAAAGGTGAAGAAAAGCCTAAACTAAGAGAAGCAGCACAAAGATCAGGATTAATGGTTGTTGGTAGAACACCACAAGACAATACTAAGATTGCACAGATGGTAGAAGATATGGAGTTGCATGGTGAGTGGAATGCACGTGAAGGATATTGGTTTTTTGAAGAACAAGAAGAACTGTATGACGAATTAGAGAGATGGATTCAAAAAGGGTTAGATCAATACGATATTAACGCTAGAATAGAAGGTGTGTTTGGTGGTGAACATCTAAGTGATTATATGACAAGAAGAATGAAAGATCGTTATTAAATTTTAAGTCATGGCAAAAGTAAAAGGAAAAAGTGGTGAATCAGTAAAGGTTACCTTTGGTAAACGTAAGAAAGGTAAGTCTCAAAAATCTTTTAACAAACATGATAGGTCTGAAAAGAACTATCGCGGACAAGGAAGATAAAATGAAAAAAAAGGTATTGATAAAAGAGGTACATGAATTACAAAAGATAGCAGGTCTTCTTAAAGAAGAAGAGCTTGAACTGTCTGATAACCCTCTTTCTGATAGACCTGAAAAGAAAGCAGATCAGTATATCAAAGAAGCTGTTAAGTTACTTGAGGATAATAAAAGAACTGTGACATCAATAATGAGTAAACTCGAAGATTCAACAGTAAAAGAATTATCTAAAGATTCAAATAAGATAGATGAATACCGAGCTACTATAAAAGATGTTAGAAGTAAGACAGAAAAGAGTATTGAAAAATACTATTCTATTATAGAAAGGTATGATTTTTTTGATAGACCTGATAGTGTAGATAAATTAGAAAAATTAAGTAGCGATCTCGATCTTTTTGATATAGAGGTTTCATACTTGGTTGATATTATAGACAATATTAAATCCATATCTAAAGACTATAACAGTATTAGTAAAGCTTTAGGTTGGGATAACGAAGATTAAAATTAACTATTTATTAGTATGAAAAATATACAGGCACAGTATCAAGACCTTTTAGAAGGCAAGATGTCAAAAGCAAACTTCATGCGTAATATACGTATGCAGTTTCCTCAACATATATCTCCAGTGACATCATATGATGATTCAGTAAAGATCTTGAAAGGAAAAAGAATACTAAGTGAGGTTGTTAGTAGTAGTCGGCCTGTAAGCGAATTGTTTGGATTTTCTAAATCAGAAAAGCAAGCAAAAGCAAGTAGAGAAAACTTAGAAACTGCCAAAAAAGAAATTGACAGTAAATTTGACCCAATGAGACTATTTCTTGAACCAGGTTCACAAACTGATAACTCTGGAATTAAAAAAGGAATGGAAAATAGATTAAGAGATCTAGGTAATGACTTACCAACTGTCAAAGAATTGCTCCCTAATTTATTTACATTAGAAGCAGGAAGTCAGTCTGGTGCTATTGATGCTAATTTAGATTATAATGGTCGTATGCTTAAAGGTGTTATACCATCAACCTTTTATTTTGTTCTTGGATCAGGTGATGAAATGTTAGATAAAGGTGCGGCAAAAGAAAAATTCAAAAAAGAGCTTGAAAAAGGTATCAACGAAGGTAGAAAATTAAGAGAAGCAAAAAAACCAGAAGGCGTTTACAAACATAATCCAAACGCTGAAGACGATCTATATAGAGGTATTGATCACTTGAATGTTTATGTAGCAGACCGTGCCATCAAGTACGAATTATCTAAGATGCCTGAAATCACAGATGAAAATTATGTGAAGGCTAGAAGAAAGGTGGTAGCTAAGATGCTTAAGGATCCTGATGCATACAAAGAATTAATGGTTGCCAACTATAAAGAAATTAAGAAAAGAGACGAAGATCTCAAAATGAAAGAATACAAGAAGGTAGGCAATGTAGATAAAGCTAACGAGCTTAAAGTAGTTAAAAAAGATGCTCCTGCAAGTGCTAACCATGTTACTAAGGATGTTAAGAAGAAGGAGAAAGTAGCTCAAATGACTCAAACTCCTAAAGGTAAGTTAGAAGCTTTTGCAACTCCGGGTAAGGAAAAAGTAATGGCTCTAAAAGAACATTTACTTGAAGATCTAACTAATAACAATGATAAATTTGAAGATATTGGTATAGGTTCAAGAGTAAAAAAAAAATCTCTAAAAGGGTATGACGAGAATGGTGTAGGTAATGTTATTGGCTTTGACACACATACTGCTATTGTAGTTTTTGATAAGGATTCTGATGCGTATGAAGCAGCTAAAGCTAAGTACAATAAAGATGGAGAAGGTGAAGATCCTGATAAAATCTATGGTTATCATTTACAAAAAAACGTTCTAACTAAAAAAGATATTCCTCAACATCCTGAAGCAGCTGATAGATTTGGAAAAATACCAAGCAATCCAGTGTTACAGCATTTTACGCAAAAAGAAGAAAAAAGTACAGAAGAAAAAAAGAGAGGATTAAGAGAAAAGCTAATGAAGGCTGTGAAGGAACTTCTCTATAGAGATAGAAAAACCAAACAAGTACAATCTTTCAAGCCAGGTGACGAAATAATGAAAGATCCACAATTTAATGCTACATTCCAAAAAGTATAACATGGCCAAACAAGTATTGATAGAACACATGCTTTTTGAGCCTTTGCAGCAGCAGCTTAATGAGGCTAGATACAATCCTAACAAACCTTTTTTGGTTGCAGGAAAGGTACAAGCTGCCAATAAACCTAATGCAAATCGTCGTATTTACGATTACGATGTATTAGCAAAGCAGGTACAGTTGTATGTAGAAGGACCTGTTATGGAAAAAAGAGCTTTAGGAGAGTTAGATCACCCTGAGTCTTCTGTTATAAATCTTAAAAACGTATGCCATAACATTACTAAACTATGGTGGCAGGATAAAGATTTGTATGGTGAGTTTGAAATTCTAGACACACCATCTGGCAATATCCTAAGACAATTGTTTATGGCAGGTATTAACGTTGGTGTATCGTCTCGTGCAATGGGTTCTGTAACACCAATTGGAGAAGGACTTGTACAAGTAGAAGATGATTTAGAGTTAATTTGTTGGGATTTCGTATCAATACCATCAACGTTTGGTGCATATGTAAAACCAATTTCAGGTATTAATGAGTCATATAATCCATTAATAAGTTATAACAAATACGACAGTGTTAACAAACTTATTTCAGACATCATCTGCACACAATCAGGTGTGTGTTGTTTAAAGCCTTAACTATGAAACAACAACTCAACGAAGTAAAAAGAATGCAAGAGCTAGCAGGGGTTGTTGATGAAGAGGAACATAATCATCTTAAGGATTTAGAACTAATGGATGACATTCCTTCTGTTGAACTTTATATTAATGACCATGGAATGATGAGAATTAAACTAAGCGCATTTTACCATGATCCATCAAATGGAAAAATTCCTCTACTAATTGGTAATCCAGCTTTACAAGAAGTTCTAATGAAAGCAATTCAAATTGAGAGCCAAAAAGCATTCAGAAGAGCGGTTCATGGAGTTTTAGGTATACCTTACGGATTAAAAGAAACCAAGTAAAAATAAATTTTACTAGAAATCAGGGTTTTATAAAGAATACATATATTTATGAGAGTACCCCATTCTAATATGGTGTCTAAGAATTACTCTTACCCTTATATTGCTACCCAATCTAATTAGCAATCCCCGAAACAAATTTATGATGGAAAATCAAGAATTGTTCAAACAAGCAATCCTTGACGCAAAGGCAGTTCGTGAGACAGCTATGGCTGCAGCTAAAGCAACACTCGCTGAACATTTCGAACCTTTCGTGAAGGAATCCATGGCTAAAACCCTGTCTGAAGACGACATGGCTGACATGGAAGAATCTGAAAAAATGGAAGAGATGAAGCATGACATGGAAAAGAAAAAGCACAAGATGGAAGAAATGAGCGACATGGTCGATGAGAGCACGCTCGATGAAATTCTTGCAGAACTTGACGCTTTGTCTGAAGACATGGACGGCAACATTGAAGAAGCCAAAAAACAAGGAACCACAGCTGGTTATTCTGAAAAAGCTCACACTGTAAGTGGCGACACTGGATACGATGAGAAAGCACGTACTACTAAAGGAGGTACAGGCTATCCAGAAAAAGCAAAAAGTTCAATTCACGAAGCAGACGATGAAGAATCTGCTGACGATGATGATGAAAGCGCTGAAGATGATAAGCCTGCTTCACCAAAAGCCCCTAAAGCCGACGAACCTCTTACCGATGAAACTGAAATAGTTGAATTGGAAGTTGGAGATCTTAAAGACATCATCCGTGATGTATTTATGCAACTTCAAGGTGGTGCTGGCGATATGGGTCCTGCTCTTGATGCTGACACTGATCTTGCGGCCGATTTAGGCGGAGATGAAATGGAAGTAGGAGATGAGGAAGAAATTTCTCTTGAAGAAATTCTTGCTGAACTCGAAAATGAAGAGAAGAAGATGGAAGAAGCTGCAAAAGTTCCTGGTTCAATCCAAACTGATGCTGGAGAAGTAAATCAAGTAGAAGGAATGAAAAAAGAGTTAAATGAAGCAGTAAGAACTATTAAGGCTCTTAAAGCTGAACTTAACGAAGTTAATCTTTTCTCTGCTAAGATGCTTTATGTAAACAAGATCTTCAAAGCAAAGAATCTGTCTGAAGCACAGAAGAAAAAAGTAATCGACGCATTTGACAGGAATGTTTCTGTTAAAGAAGTTGAGAACACCTACAAAACACTTCTTGAATCTCTTGGTTCAGAAACTAAGAAAGGTTCACTTAGAGAATCTGTAGGATTTGCTTCAAAACCAATTGGACATGCTCCAGCTAGACCAATTGTAGAAGCTGACTCATTTGTAACAAGATGGCAGCAATTAGCTGGAATTAGATAATAATTTTTTTAACTTTAATACATTTTTAAAATGTCAAACCTCGTACAATCACTTTTAGAAAGTGCTAACCCATACCAAGATCAACTTGGTGTTAGCCAGAGGCTTGCTAAGAAATGGTCAAAGTCTGGTTTGCTCGAAGGTCTTAAGGACTACGATCGCAACAACATGGCCGTTATCTTGGAAAACCAAGCAAAGCAGCTCGTAATGGAGCAATCTTCAGTAGGCGGTAACGTAACAAACGGTGCTACTTTCACACCAGGTAATGGTGAGCAGTGGGCTGGTGTAGCTCTTCCATTGGTTCGTAAGATCTTTGGACAGATTGCTGCTAAAGAGTTCGTTTCTGTACAGCCTATGAATCTTCCTGCAGGTCTAGTATTCTATCTTGACTTCCAATATGGTAACAGCATCCCTAAGCCGTTCCAAGCTGGTCAGTCAGTATATGGTACTTTGAACCAAACTGCTAACAGCGGATTTGGTAACTTGGCTTCTGGTGGTCTTTATGGTCAAGGTCGTTTTGGTTATTCAATTAACCAGTTCTCTTCATCTATCGCTTCTGGTTCTTCTACAATCGCTGCTGCAACTTTCGCAGATGTTAACTTTAATTCGGCTTACTCTCAATCAATAGTTGATGGTACAATGACTAAAGTTACTTTCAGCACAGGTTCTTTAATTATTGACAGTAATGGTGTTCGTGCTTTTGAAATCTCTGGTAGTACAATCGCTGCTTCTGGTTCTTTGATCGATCCAAGTACAGTAATTAATGATTTCACTACATTAAGTGGTGCAAACTTAACATTCCTTGTTACAGGATCAGTATTAAAAGTAACTCAAGGTGCTGCAAGTGGTGTTGTATTGTTCTATAACAAATCAACTAACTTTGCAACTCGTGGTGATTTCGAAGATGCTCCAAACGACACACCTACTCCTTTCTCTAACCCGAACGCTGCAAACTCTGCTTCAATCGTTATCCCTGAGATCAACGTACAAATGAAGTCTGAGACTATTTCTGCTAAAACTCGTAAGTTGAAAGCACAATGGACTCCAGAATTTGCGCAAGATTTGAATGCTTACCATAGCCTTGACGCTGAAGCTGAATTGACTGGCATGCTTTCTGAGTACATCTCTCTTGAGATTGACCTTGAAATCCTTGACATGTTAATTGAGAACGCTCAAACAACTGCTAACTGGTCTGCTCAAATCGGTAACCAAATCAACCAAGCAGGTACTGCTTATACAAGCAACACTGCTGGTGCTTACTACAACCAAATGTCTTGGTTCCAAACTTTGGGTATCAAGCTTCAGGCTGTATCAAACAAGATCCATCAGTTGACTTTACGTGGTGGTGCTAACTTCCTAGTATGTTCTCCAACTGTAGCTACTATCTTGGAATCTATTCCTGGATTTGCAGCTGATACAGACGGTGCAGCAGACACTATGAAGTATGCATTCGGCGTACAGA